TTCAATTTGTTTGTTAACATCTTTTGAAATTGATTGTTTTACCGGTGTTTTTGGAGTTTCTTTTTGTATTGGAACTTTAAAATTACTTTGTAATGGCATTTCATAATAATAGATAAAATATGGAGGTTGTTTTTTTGGATTACTTACCGTTAACATTTTATTGTGGTCATTTCTAAACATAATGTATTTTTGTTCTGATCTATCAACATACAACATTACATCAACATTTTCACCTTTATATTTATTTTGACTATTCCACGAAGCCACTTTAAAATAATATCCCCTATCTCCACCATCAAAAAATTCAATATCGTTATTTTGGTTTAGAAATGGTTTAACTTGAAAATAAATTGTTTCTTTTCCTTTTATTTTCAAAACTATGTCTTGTCCTTTTTTTCGATCGTTGATGTCTCCTGAACAATGTTCATACAGTTCATAAGTTATTCCTTCTTCGTCAGGATTTAAGTTATATATTTGACGAATAATATTTTTAGCATAACTTTCATTTTCCTTACCAATCTCGATTGTTCCTATATTTGGTTCTGATAATCTATCTAAATACATTCCTTCGTTTGAAAACAAATCAAATGCTCGATCTTTAATCCATGTTTTAAAGTCGGACAAACCTTCAGTTTCTTCTAACCAAATATTATATATTTCTTTTTTAACTTTACTGTTTGTATCAAAACGATTAATTATAGACCACTGACTTGTTCCACCAAATTTTTTCTCGGCGTATTCACCTCCTAAAATGCCAACTTCTGTGTTACATTTTTTGGTTTCAATTTTACCTAAACAACCGTTTTTATATTGCTTCCCATAACAACCAACATATTGGGAATGAATTAATTCTCTTAACTTTTTTGGTGTATATGGGAACGCAAAAGTTGTGCTAATTTCATTTATATTTTCTTTTTTATCAACACTTTCTTTAATATTTTTCTTTTTTGTATGAAGGTTATATAGTTCTTCAACAAACTCCCAATTTACCACATTCCAAAAATTGTTAATATATTCGTCTCTTTTGTTTTGGTATTTTAGATAATAAGCATGTTCCCAAACATCTAATCCTAAAATTGGAAAACCACCTTTTTTAACAATGTTCATCAAAGGGTTATCTTGATTTGGTGTTGACATTATTTTTAATTTCCCATCTTTCGCAATATACAACCAAGCCCAACCTGATCCAAAACGATCTTTAGCCGCTTCGTTAAATTCGTCCTTCATTTTTTTAATATTCCCAAAATCTTCTTTGATTTTTTTTAGAATTTCCCCTTTTGGTATTTGTTTTTTTGGTGATAACATTTTCCAAAATAGAGCATGATTAAAAGAACCTCCAGCATTATTTCTGACCTTGTTATCAAATTTTGATATGGAACGAACAATTTCTTCTAAGTCCATATCTCCATCAATATTTTTTAATGATTTATTAAGTTTGTCAACATACCCTTTGTAGTGTTTGTTGTAGTGGACATTCATTGTTTTTGAATCGATAAATCTTGACAAGGAAGAATAAGAATATGGTAATTTTTCAATACCAATTTTTTTCATTTCAATCAACAAATTTTCTTCAATGTTTTTTTTCTCATTAATTATTATCTGTTCATTAACTAAATTTATTTTACCCTGTATTCCTTTTTGTTCATACATCAATTCTTCCATTTCAGGATTTTCTTTTTCAAACATTTTAACAAGTCTTCCCGCAAACGCATTTGCTTCGTCTTCGTTTTGACCCCCAATGTCAGGACCTTTTTTTCTTTTTAACACATCCATTTGGTATTCGTGAACCCATTCGTGAGCTAATGTTCTCATAATGTCTCGATTCATTCGATCACCAACCAATACTTTTATTACATTATCTGACATTCTACTACCTGTTGACATTTCACCTTTTTGTTGATCTAAAAAAAATATTTTTACATCGTTTTTTAATGGAAATTCTTTTTGCAGAAGTTTTGCAAACTTATTAACAAAGTCTGTGTATTTTTTAAAATCTTTATTTTCATAATTAAATGATACTTTCATTAAAATAAATTTTATTTATAAAGTTCTTGTAATAATTGTTCTATGGTTTGAAATTCTTTATTGTCTACTTTCATCGTAGTGTCAATAAGTAAAATCCCTCCATTAGTCGGTACGTGCGCCTGTTCATTATTTAGAATTTCCTTTTCGCCTTCGAAAAGGTATTCGGATTTATTCATAATAAAACCTCCGTTAATTGTTGTTAGATTAATCATATATATATTATTTGTAAGCCCCATTGAATTTGACCTGTATCCCCCGAATTTGCACATTGTACAGTATATAAAAAATAATTATTTACTGAAGGGTTAATAGTTGTTGTTGAATATGTACCATTGTTAACTATATCAGTCGCCAAAGTAGCAGGTGTTATCACTGAGACGTTACCTGATCCATCCCAAAATAAATGTCTTTCAAATTGTCCGAAGGTATTAGTAGTAGTCATTTGTATTTGACCGATAAAAGTAGCACCTGCTAAAGATACACTTGTGTTTCTATACATACCAACAGTAATAACTCCCAAAGTCCCCGCTACCCTTCTACCTCTAGCTTTAAGGTGTATCATGCAGGGATTACCAACTACTAAAGTGTTAGAAGGTAGTAAAGAACTTGCACTTATAGTTACCGCTGTAGTTCCCGTTACATTCGTTCCTACAGATAGCTTATTAGTAGGCTTAGTACCCAATGCGGTTTGCGTTGCCGTGCTTACTGGTTTATTCGCATCACTGGTGTTGTCAACATTTCCAAGACCGACATCCGATTTCGTTAAAGCAATGTTCCCCGAACCCAACAATGAATTTGAATTGATTGTCTTGATATTCGTTCCGCTTGTAAGTGTATTTTGTTTTTGATTAAGTACATTTTGTAAATCGGTTTGTCCTGAAAGATTTCCCGAAATAAAACCCCATGCGGATGAAGATGTTACATTTAAATCCCCACTTCCTAACAAACTATTACCATTAATGGTTTTAATATTTGTTCCACTAACTAATTTATCTTGTTTTTCTAATATTGAAGACGATAATGTCACATCCACCTGATCGTTAATAGAATCTTCAGTCGATATTTTAACTTCTAATGAATCATCAACTGAATCCAATGAGTTTAAATCATCACTTAATCCGTCAATTTGATCTTGATTTAATTTAGTAGGCATAATTTATTTATTTTTTTAAATAAATATCACCTTCTATTGATTAGTTTTAATATTTCTTCAGCAATATCACCACCACTTTCTTGAATTTCATCACCCATCACGGTTCTGATTATTTGTTTTTTCTTATTTAGAATATCATAAATTACTCCCTCGATTGTATTTTCAAATAAAGGATAATAAACAAGGACATTTGATTTTTGACCATAACGATATGCTCTATCCTCGGCTTGTGCGTGTTCTGCAGGAACAAAAGATAGGTCGTTCATAATAACTGCTTCTGCGGATGTCAATGTTAAACCAACACCTGATGCCTTCAAGTTTCCAACAAAAACTTTAATTTTTTCATCATTTTGAAAAGAGTCAACCGCTTGCTGTCTAACTGAATTAGAACAACTTCCATCAAGATAAACCGCATGTTTTCCAAAGTGATGATATATTGTTTGGAGTGTATCCGTAAAGTTTGTGAATATAATAACTTTTTTTCCTTGATCTATAATGTTTTCAGCAAACTCTATTGTTTGTCTTGTTTTTTCATTTGCAATTACTTTTCTAACTTTCATCAACTTTGAAAACTGAACCGTAAGTGATGAAGACTCATCGGGGTTTTTATCATACCAATCATAATAATCACCCATAAGTTCCTCATATTCTTTTGATTTTAATCTCAAATAAACGGGAGTAATAATTTTATCAGGTAAATCTAAAACGTCTTCTTTTAATCTTCTAAGAATTTGTTTTGATGTTCGGTCTCTTAATTCCTCCAAGTTTGACGCTCCCGACACATTCCAAACTTTTCTTTTTCCTGCCGTAAATTGAAATCCCTGACAATAACGAATAGCATATGCTTTCCAATTTTGAGCAACAGGACTTTCAATAATATTTAATAAGTTATAATAGTTCATAGGACGAGATGTCATTGGTGTTCCCGTTAATAACCAAACTTTATCTATGTTTTTAACAAAACTATTTATGATTTTAGTTCTTTGAGCCTGTGCGTTAGAAATCATATGTGCTTCGTCCAATATTACCAAATCAAAATTGCTTTGAATTAATAAAGACTCTTCTTTCTTTTTGGGATCTGAGTCGTGGAAATTTTTTAAAATATCATAATTTACAATAACAAAATCAGATTCTGTTGAAAATTTCTTACCTTCAGCAATAAAAATGGATCTATTAGAATAATTTTCAATTTCACGTTGCCAATTAATCTTTAATGATGCTGGACAAATAATTAAGATTTTTTTAGATCCCGTTTCTAAAGCCGCAATGATAGTAGAAGTTGTCTTGCCCAAACCCATGTCGTCCGCCAATATAAATCTTTTTGACCCTGTTAGTTTTTCAATGGCAATTTTCTGATGATCAAGCGGAGGACGATGTGAATACTTCGAATAATCAATAGTGACTGATTGAACGTTGTGTGTTTTTATTAATGATGATTTTGGAATCCAAAATTCAGATAGTTTATCGTTTTCAAAAAACTTAGCCCAAACATGATATGATTTTTCTTTTTCTACCAATAATTTTTCAATATAAATTTGATCAGGTGTTTTTAACAAACATTTTTCTTCTGAAAACTTTTTAGCAAAATAAGTGTCCAACTCAACCCATTTTCGAGCAACTTTTGGAACTGAATCAAAATAATTTATAATATAATCTGCTTGAGTTCTTGTAGGATAAAATTTTGAAGAGGATTCTTTCTTATTTTTTAGGTATAAGATATAGTTATTCGAACCACTATATGTATCTAGTAGTTCAAGGGCCTTATGTTCAACAAGAGACTTTTTGTTTTCCAAACTTAATCTTTTATAAAAGATAATCAATAATTGTATATTTATCAAGAAAAACCATTTCGTATGAAGAATAATGTACCAATAACAAGATTAGGAAAATTTTTTGGGGATCGTGATTTTGAGTTGGAAATTGAAATGGGTCAAGAATGGTTAATTGGTGATATGAACTATACTTGTGTATTGTATAGAATTGATAGAAATAAAATTAAAACTGATGATGTTTACGGTGAAGTGGTTGAAGATGGTATTAAATTTTTACCCCCCGTTGAGTTTAATGCTTATGTAGGGATTGCTGCACCTGAAAATAAATTACTTGGGGCAACAAAATTGGATCAAGTAGAACCAGGAAATATTACAATGTCAGTTTACTTAAAAACTTTAAATGATCTTAATATCGATATAGATTTTGGGGATTATGTAGGATACTATGATAGTGAAAACTTTGTTAGATATTACACCGTAGTAAATGATGGTCGTGTTATTTCAGATATAAAACATACTTACAAAGGTTTCAAACCTTTTTATCGTAGTATTATTGGGGCTCCTGTTGGACCAAATGAATTTAGAGGATTATAAATTAATAAAATATAATAATGGGATTACCAAAAAAACAAGTTAAACCATCAATTCCTTTGAATTATCCAAAAACTCTATTACCAAGAAGGGAACAGATAAAGGATATGATCACAGAAGATGGAACTTATCTTCCTAAATCTTTGTTACACGCAGATTTAGATAGGGGATTTTTGGATTTTGTGAAGGAAAAATTTAATATTGTTTCTGAAGGAAAAAAAATACCCGTAGTTGATATTTTAATAACAACACAAAATTGGTCTCAATTTGTTGAAACGTGGGATTTTCAAAACATTGATAAAAATATTGAGCCACCATTTTTAGCAATTATAAGAAATCCGGAAGTTAAATATGGAAATAACCCTGCGGTTATGTATAATATACCTGTTAGACGAATGTATTACTATATGGAAATCCCAACTTGGGATGGAAATAGAAAAGGTGCCGACATTTATAAAATACCACAACCAGTTCCGATTGATTTAAAGTATACGGTAGCAATTGTATGTAATAGAATGAGAGAAGCAAATACCTTAAATCAAAGAGTTATGGAAACATTTGCATCAAGACAAGCATACCAAACAATTAACGGACATTACATTCCAATAATTAATGACTCGTTTTCTGATGAATCTGTTTTGGATTTAGAAAAAAGAAAATACTATATTCAAAAATATGATTTTACTATGATGGGGTTTTTGATTGATGAAGAACAATTCGAAGTGTCTCCTGCCATTAATAGAACTTTTCAAATGTTTGAAGTAGACACTCGTCCTGTTAAAAGACCACAGAAAAAACAAGATCCAGTTCAGTTAGGTTCAGTTACTTTAGAATATCCAAATAGTGCAACAACAATGGAATATTATTTTGATTATGTGTGTAATTTATTTTTTGAAAACAGCACAAACATTCAAGACTATTCTGTTTACATCAATGATAATTATTATGGTGATAATGTCGATTTTATTCAAATAAATAATGGTGATACTTTAAGAATTGAAATTTCAATTGGGTTAACAAATGAAACACCAATGTTGGTATATACAAGAAAACTTATTTAAATTTCTCCGTATATATCTTTCTTATCTTTACACTTTTCCATTATTAGATTTTCTAAAAATTTATACATTTTAATACCCCTCTTATCACAATACTTTTTTAAGACATCATGAACTTTGGCGTCTATTTTTAGATTTTTTATTGTTTTAACATCTTTATCCATAGTGGTAGAAAAAAGGCAGAATAAAATCATACCAACATATAAATACTTTTTATTATGTAAAGTTTTTGATAAAAACCAAAGTATTTATAGTAAAAATAAATAATTAAAAGTATTTTACAATATGGCAACTAACAGTAAGGTTTTTGTTTCGCCCGGTGTGTATACTTCTGAAGTTGACTTAAGCTTTGTAGCCCAAAGTGTCGGTGTAACTACATTAGGTATAGTTGGTGAAACTTTATTAGGTCCAGCTTTTGAACCTATTTTCATTACAAATTTCACAGAATTTGAAACTGTATTTGGACCAACGTCTCCAGAAAAATTCGTAAACACTCAAATTCCAAAATACGAAGCATCGTATATCGCTAAAGCTTATTTACAACAATCTAACCAATTGTTTGTTACAAGAATTCTTGGTTTATCTGGATATGATGCAGGACCATCTTGGTCTGTAACAACTGTGGCTAACGTAGACCCATCAACAATTGGTGTTTGGTGTTTAAGTTCTGTTACAGATTTCACAACTTGTGAAACTACTTGTGTCACTCCTAAAGAATTAACATTTACAGTTCCTTTTACTGCATGTACAAACTCTGTAACAACAATCGGATATAACGCTAATTTCCCTGATGAAATTCAAGATATTCTTTTCAATCAATTTGAACAATTCAATGGATCAACTTCCACATTAGATTCACAAATCAGAAACTTAATTTTTGATGTAATAACTGATTCTAATCCATATATGGCGGAAGATGAATACATTTCATATTTTGGTTCAATAGACACTCAAGATTATAATACCTTAGAAGGTGCGGGATGGACAGCGGCAACTAACGTGTTTAATGTTCCTTCAGTTTCACTTGATGATACAAGTTTAACATCACCATTAAATGATGCTTGGTATTACGCTTTATTTACAAACACAGGAAATACTAACTACAGTGGTTATTCATTCTTTACTTATATTTCAGGTTTGACCCCTTATTATCCTAACCCTACACCAACACCACAAGCAACAGCGTCTCCAACGCCAACTCCTTCATTTGTAAATCCTTGTATTACACCTTCACCATTTACATCTCCAACACCAACTCCTACTCCTGTTAATATCGATTGTTATTCAGGAACTATTGTTGGTAAAATTTATTACTACACTGGTACTTCATATGTGAATTATGATAATGTAGTTGTTGGAACATTAAGATCAAGAGGTATTTCAACTTATACAAACGCAACTAACCCAACATATTCAGTAACAGGAACATCTGAAGTAACACTTGATATGACTGGACAATACTCTTCAGTATTAAAGAATCCATATTCTACATTCGGTGTAAATGTAATTGATAAGTTTGGAACAAGTTATTCATTTGAAACTTCTTTCACACAAAATGATCCGGAATATTGGTCAAAAGTATTTGGTGTTTCCAATTTCCAAAAACCAAGAATTGAAGTTCCAGTATTTGCTGAAGAAAACTTCCAATCGTTCTTAAACTTTGCTTGGAGAAAAGGTTACATCAGAGGTTTAAATCCTAATTTAATTGCTCTTGACTCAGCACAAAGTGGTGATCCAAATTCAATTGGTTGGTATTTAGATAAATGGCAAACACCAGTTTCACCTTTTGTTGTTTCAGAATTAAGAGGTAATAAAGTTTATGACCTATTTAGATTCTATACAGTTTCTGACGGTGACGCAGCAAACACATTGATTAAAATTTCAATTATTAATCAATCATATAATAACTTAACGTTTGATGTATTGATTCGTAGTTATTTTGATACAGATGCAAATCCTGTTGTTCTTGAGAAATTTACTAATTGTGGAATGGATCCGGGACAAAATAACTTTATTGGAAATAAAATCGGAACATTAGACGGAGAATACCTTTTAAATTCTAAATATGTAATGGTTGAGATGAGTGAAGATGCTCCAATCGACACACTACCTTGTGGATTTAACGGATTCAACTTTAGAAATTACGCAGGAGCTAATTCACCATTCCCAATTATTAAAGGAAAATATGATTTCCCTGGTGAAGTTATTTATAACCCACCATTTGGTTTATCTTCAGGAAATGATGATGCACTTACAAGTCCAGGTGATAATGTAAGAAGAACTTATTTGGGTATTTCAAATTCTTATGGATGGGATCCAGCGTTCTTTGAATATATCGGTAAAAGAAACCCAATTAATTCTTGTGATATTGATGGTCTTCCATTTAATTATAGATCTGAAGGTTTCCACATGGACGTAAACGCAAGTGGTCTTACAATCGGACCTGAGTTTTCTACAAGTGGTGAACCAAGATTTGTTTGTGGTAATTCATCATTCCTTACAGAACCTGAATCACCTACAAATGCTTATTACAGATTATTCGCACGTAAATTTACATTCTTAGTTCAAGGTGGATTTGATGGTTGGGACATTTATAGAGAATGGAGAACAAACACCGACGAATATCAAATTGGTAGAAGAGGTTTCCTTAACGGAGCTTGTCCATCATCAAGATATCCTACCGCAGTTGGTTGGGGAGCATTTAAAGAAATTTCTTTGGGTGACGGTACACAAAGTTTTGCTAACACCGACTACTACGCATACTTATTAGGACAACAAACATTCGCTAACCCTGAAGCAACAAACATTAACGTTTTTGTTACACCTGGTATTGATTATGTAAATAACAGTAACTTGGTTGAAGATGCGGTTCAAATGATTGAATTCAACAGAGCAGATTCACTTTATGTTTGTACAACTCCTGACTACGACTTATATTTACCAACCACTACAGGTATTGATGGTTTCATTTATCCTACAGAGGCTGTAAATAATTTGGATAACACAGGAATTGACTCAAACTATACTGCGACTTATTATCCGTGGGTATTGACAAGAGATAGTGTAAATAACACTCAAATCTACATCCCACCTACGGCTGAGGTAACAAGAAACTTAGCCTTGACAGATAACATCGCGTTCCCTTGGTTCGCAGCGGCGGGTTACACTCGTGGTATTGTTAATTGTATCAAAGCTCGTAAGAAACTAACCCAAGAAGATAGAGATACTCTTTATGTTGGTAGAATTAACCCAATTGCTACTTTCTCTGATGTTGGTACTGTAATTTGGGGTAATAAAACTCTACAAGTTAGAGAATCCGCTCTTGATAGAATCAACGTAAGAAGATTGTTGTTACAAGCACGTAAGTTGATTTCAGCAGTATCTATTAGATTGTTGTTTGAACAAAACGACGCACAAGTTAGACAAGACTTCTTAAACGCTGTTAATCCAATCTTAGATGCGATTAGAAGAGACAGAGGTTTATATGACTTCCGTGTTACCGTGTCATCTGATCCTGAAGATATTGATAGAAACCAATTAACAGGTAAAATCTATATCAAACCTACAAGATCTCTTGAATTTATTGATATTACATTCTACATTACTCCAACAGGAGCTTCGTTTGAAAATATCTAATTTGAATTAAAGAAAACTAAAGGGGGACAAGTGTTCCCCTTTTTTATTAAACAAGATATTTATTATTATGAATTATAAAAAAGTTGTTAAGGAAATTATTTCTGAAATTATTCACGATCAGATGAAACCAACGATGAAGTATTATGCTTTTGATTGGGACGATAATCTTATGTATATGCCAACCAAAATTTATTTAAAAGACGATAAAGGAAAAAGTGTTGGTATGTCGACCGAAGATTTTGCTGAATATAGAACAGAAATTGGTGGTAAACCTTTTAACTATGAAGGTCACACTATTGTTGGTTTTGACGACGACGCTTTTAGAGATTTTAGAGTTCATGGTGATAAAGAATTTGTTAAAGACTCTATGAAATCTCCAACAGGACCTTCTTGGAATGATTTTGTTGAGGCGGTTAATGATGGGTCTATATTTTCGATTATCACAGCAAGAGGTCACACCCCTAGTGTTTTAAAAAATGCTGTTTATAATTTAATTAAAAAGAATAAACACGGGTTAAACGAAAAAACTATTGTTAAAAATCTTAAAAAATATAGAGATCTTGCAGATGAAGACGAATTATCTGATGATGATATTATTAGATATTACTTAGATATGTGTAAATTTTATCCTGTAACGTTTGGTCAGGGTTCTGCTGCTAACCCCGAACAATTAAAGGTGGATGCAATGAGAGAGTTTATGTCTTATGTTCAAAAACTTTCTAGACAACTACAAGAAAAGGCATTTATGAAAAACAAAATCAGTAATTATTTTATACCTTATATTGGTTTTTCTGATGATGATTTAAGAAATGTTCAAATTATGAGAAAGAATTTTGATGATGAAGATGAATTAAAAATTTATCATACTAGTAAGGAAGGTAAAACTAAATATGAATAACTGGTCTAGTTAATAGATTATTTAAAAAAAAACAGAAGTAAATAGAAAAATTTTTAATAAGATACTATTTATAATAAAAATAAAACAAAAAACTAAAAAAAAACAATATGGCTGATTTATTAATGAAAATGCCAATCCCTTATGAACCGAAAAGGGAGAACCGATGGATACTTAGATTTCCGTCGTCACTTGGGATCAATGAGTGGTATGTTGAAACAACGTCAAGACCAAAACTTACAATTGCTTCGACAGAGATTCAGTTTTTGAATACTTCAACTTATGTTGCTGGTCGTTTCACTTGGGGAGAGTTACCTGTAACATTTAGAGATCCAATTGGACCTTCTGCGTCTCAAGCGGTTATGGAATGGATTCGTTTATGTGCTGAGTCAGTAACAGGACGTATGGGTTATGCTGCGGGATACAAGAAAAATGTTGATCTTGAAATGTTAGACCCAACAGGGGTTGTTGTTGAAAAATGGATTTTAGAAGGAACTTTCCTTTTAGGATATGATGGTGGATCATTAACATATTCATCAGATGGTGTAGCAAAAATAAGTTGTCAGATGAGAATGGACCGTTGTATATTGGTTTATTAATCACATATATTTTTTTTATTAAAATTTAAATCCACATGTTTGATCAAAAACCAAATGTGTGGATTTTTTTATTTAAGAATTAAATGTTTACTAACAATAACATATTCTTATTTTTATTATAAAAAATAATATGGAACAAGATGTTTATCAAGCAGGACAAGCTGAATTCAATTTACCGCATGATGTGATACAACTACCTAGTCAAGGTAAATTTTACAAATCAAAAAAGAAATCTGTAAAGGTTGGTTATTTAACCGCAGTTGATGAGAATATCATTGCTGAAGCGGATTATAAAAAAAGTATAACAGAAAGTATTATATTTCCTTTATTAAGGAATAAACTTTATGAAAAAGATTTAAGACCCGAAGAACTTGTTGATGGTGATGTTGAAGCAATCCTTTTATTTTTACGAAATACATCATTTGGACCTGAATACACTGTTAGTTCTATTGATCCAGAAACCGATAAAAGGTTTCAAACAACAATTAGTTTAGACGAATTAAATTACAAAAAAATTAATTCTGAACCAAATGAAGATGGATATTTTGAAACCAAACTTCCTGTGT